TATAGATTTTCAGTATATTTTTTAATTCATCTTTAGACATACATACAACATCACTAGTAAATTCACGGCTATCCCATTTTTCCTGTATTTCTTTATAATGCATATAATAAGTGTTATCAGATGAGTTATAATATGTTCTTGGTAGTTCTTCTTTTGAAATCATCATTTCATGAAGTTTCTCTGATATACGGGGAGTTCCTAATATATACTCTAAATTAAATTCTTCATTATATATTTCAAATAAGTCTTTTATTTTAAATGATTTTAAATTAGGGATTACATTATATCCTGTAACTTTCAATCCCTGTTCAATTAAATTCATAGCTCCTTCTATATCAATTACAAAACGTGTCATTTGTTCTGAATATAAAGTTAATGAGTATTTTTTATTAATTGAATCCCAAATTAATGGTATAATACTACCAGTAGAATTAATAACATTACCGTATATCGCTGTAGATAAACGCACATTAGAATTTTCTGCATTCACTATAAATGACTCACCAGCTACAAATTTCATTGCGCCATATAATGTAGTTGCCGCTCTTGATTTATCTGAAGATATAAAGCATGCTGCTTCAAAATTATTATCTTCTGCTGCTCTTCTAGAATTAATGGCACCATCTACAAGAACTTTAACTGATTCTTCAACATTTTGATCCACAGCTTCTATTTGTTTTAAAGAAGCGGCAAATATTCCTATATCATGTCCAAAAGCAGAACGGGTTAATAAATCGTAATTACGAATATCTCCTATTATACATTTGATATTAGGAAATTCTTTTTTTAAATAATAATGTTTTGCTTCATCTCTGGAGTAGACAGTAATTTCATTATCATTATAATAACGTTTAACTAAGTTTTTACCTAAATATCCTGCTCCACCAGTAATGAATATTTTTTTTCCTTTTATCATAATGTATTGTAGTAAGCGTTTTGTTTTTCTTGACGATCAATTGTTTTAGGGTGATATAAAGATAGTTGCTCAGTTGAAGGGATAGGGGCATATGTTTTAAAACCCTCTAAAACCTCATGTACTTTATTTTTCCATTTAATTTCAGGTTTATTTTTCCATATACGCCATTGGTAATCAGGATAATTTACCCATCCTTTATCATTAACATTCCAACCCCATTTTTTAATATGTTCATCAGTTATTCCTTCAACTGTATTTATTCTAGGAACTAAATATACTTCGTTATCAGGATTATTACCTAATATCTCTGGGAGGTAACCTAATAATACTTGATGAGGAATTTCATCAGCATCTATTTGGAATATGTAATCTCCTGAACAATATTCTGTTAACTGGTTTTTCCAGTCAGCAAAATGACCATTAAAATCAAATCCTCTCCATGTTTGTACATTAGGCAATTTATTAAATTTTAATAAATAACTTAATACTTCAGGATCACCATTTTTACTATCATACAAAATAACTATTTCGTCCTTTATTCTTTTATTTTCTAACAGAAAGGGAATAAGTTTCTGTATTTCAAGAAACTCATTACATACTGTTATCGCATAACTTATCTTCATATCTATTCTGGTAATAACCCAATATACGAAAGAGCATCCATAAAATCACGTTCTTTAAAATATTTTATAGTAGTCATATCGGCTCTATATTTTTCACCTTTATATTTTTCTTGTTCTTCTTTTGGTATTTCAATAGCTTTTACTGCACCCCAACTCCAATTTTCTATATCAGCCCCTGAGGCAAATACCATTCCATTTTCTTTAACATTAACAATATTGGGTAACCATATTAATTTAGTTTCAGGGTCAACCCATGCTAAATCCTTATAGATTTCAGGTAAAACACTTACTTGCTCTTCATAAAATTCAGAACCTTCTAACATTAAAGTATTAGTATGAAACCCACATGATAAACTATAATAATTAGTAATATCTTTATTTATTTCCGTTTTATAACATAAATCACCACCGGATTTAGGGCAATCTATTATTTTATCAAAATTCATATTAATTTAATTTTTTCATTTTAGGTAAATTTAATTTAGGAAGAGATAGTTCTACTTGTTTTGGTAAACCAGATGTTGCCTTATCAAGACTAATATCAACTAATTTATACATTTCTTCCCAACTAAAGTTAGTTTTAACATAATGTTTTTGTTGTTTTCCTTTAACACTAAATGATTTATATTTTTTAAATACGTCTTTAAAAGAAGATCTTAAATGACTACCACTAACTTGAAACCATTGACTTTCTTGTATTAACCAATTATTTGCGGCACTAGGGTGAACATTTTCTAAGGATCCAGGGAGTAAAGTAACATATTGAGGATTTAAAAAATCTAAATGACCTGACCACCCAGAGGCAATTATTGGTTTACCAATAGCTGAAAATTCTAGTAGAGGTCGACCAAATCCTTCACCTTTAGTAGTAGTTACCATTCCCTTAACTTTAGGATTATTATACAACTCATTCATTTCATAGTCACTAAACTCCCCATTTATTAGATATATATTAGGTAAATCTTTAGAATTGATTGTTTTTTTAATATTCCTAATTCTATCCAAGATTTCTTCTCTACTCATATAAGAGGAAGTACCAACAGAGGCTTTTAGAATTAATGCTGGTTTTTGTTTTTGATTTTTAAAGGTATCAAAAAATTCTTTAACTAAAACCCCTACATTTTTTCTATCATGACCATGTTCGCCATTCATCCAATGTCCTACAAATAAATAACAAAATGATTCTTTTATATCTGATAAATCGAATGTTTTTAATTCATTAGTTTTTAATGGTTTGTATATATCTAAATTAACTCCTTCAAATATGACTTCTATAGGTTTATTTAATACTATACTTTGACCCGTACTTTTATTTGTTCTCTTATCTATTTTATCAAAACGAGAAGATTCAAATACCTTTTTAGCATGATTTGATGAAACCCAATTCATATCCATTCTATTTAAACCTTCAACCCACTCCCCTTTACAGGCTGTTGATTCAATTCCTGCAGTACATCCTATATTAAATTTTCCTATAGGTTGAAATTCATTAGGTATAGTTATTTGCATCCAAATATCAGGTTTTTCTACTTGGTTCCAATCTGGTTTTGCTAAATGTTGTATCAAAAAAGCCCATTCAGGGTTTTCTTTACAAAAACCCCATGAAGTTTCCCCCCATTTTTGGGATAATAATTCAACTTTATATTTATTAGTTTTAATAATAGCTTTTACTATATCTCTACTACGTGCTCCATAACCCGAATAGGTATCAAATGGGCAACTTATTACAAAACGTGGCTTATTCATTAATATATAATTTTATGGTTTAAAAATTTACCTTTATACTCTGTGGCATTAATTACTTCATATTTTTCTCTAGGTTCCCAAATTTCAAATAATTCATCAAAAGCATTAATTACTTTTTCTCCTTGATGTTCAGAAGTAAACCCGGCTTCATCACTTATAGCCCATTCTCTACCCTTCAATCCTCTTTGTTTTAGATTTTCTCTACCTAATTCATAACACTCAATAATTCTTTTAGTAGCATCTTCAAAATTACATCTATCATCATAAATGTAAGGAGTAGGAGGAGAACCCTGAATTGATCTAGAGGTTGGATAAACTGGAAAAGCCCACTCACCATGATTTTTGTATGTACCTCTATGGTTAGAAGGAACATCAGCATCGGGTTCAAACCATTTTCCTTTATCATCAGTAAATCTCATTTGATCTTGCATTCCACCTGTAGTATTAGCTATAATTGGTGTACCTGCTAATATTGCTTCTGTAATTGTTAACCCCCAACCTTCATTGGATGTTAATAATATTTGTACATCAGCTATATTATATAGATAGTTTAATTGAGTTTCTGTGAATTTACGATCTAAAATTATATAACTATTTTCATAATCTTCACCTAATATATAATCACATACTTTGTGTAAATTAGTACCAGCATCTGTAATTTTTTCAGATTTTATTACAAAACGACATTTATCTGCCTTTTCTTTAGGTAAAGAATCTAAAAACAATCTATAAGCCATTATAGTATCAGGGATTTGCTTTCTCCTTATATTTCTTGAATTAAAATATAATACAAAATCTACTTGTTGATTGGGAAATAATTGTTTTCTAAACCCAATTAGATCAGGATTTGTATCTTCTACAGGGGTATATATATTTTGGTTTTTACCGTGTGGTAAATACTTGAATATTGTATTTTTTTCTGATCCTTTTAATACTAATTTATTGATATTAACTGTTTGTTTTGAAATACCCATTAATAAATCACAAGCTTCATAATAAGGTTTATTATACATTGGAGCAGGATAATCATCCCAAATATTTAGGTAAGTAATAGGAATTTTCTTTCTAATTTCTTGTTCCATATTCCAAATATGCATAAAATATCTTGGATCAGTAAACAACATTACAGCATCAGGGTTTTCACGTGCTATAATTTCTCTAACAGCGGTTGAATCTCCATACCCATCTACTGGGTATAATATAGTACTTGCGTCTGTTAGACCTACAGCTTCATTAGTTGACTTAGATAAATCTAAAATTTTTCCTTTATCTGGGTGTTTTATTGATCCAGCTATTTGTACCCAATTAAAATGTTGGGAAGTATGGAGCACTATTTCTTTTGCTATAGTTGCTACACCGGAATGGACTCTAATATCATCACATATTAGAAGTATTTTTTTTCTTTTATCCTTAGGAAGATACTTAAAGTCTTTATTCATTGTCTTTTATTTCGAGATTAATTTGATTAGTAATTTGTTTACGGAAACCTTCATCTGTGAGATACAAAAACAAAGCACGGTCTGCAAGTTTTTGGAAAGAAAATTTACGTTTTACACATTCAATTTTAAAATTCTCGAATAAATCGCTTTTGACTTTAACACTAGTTAGTGTCATTTGTTTTTTATTTGTCATAGTCTTTATTTATTAAAACATTATTTATATATACATATGTATGAACCTACGAAAAATGTTGTTTGGCTCCACATAATTCTTTATCTTCTCCATAGGGGCAAAAATTACAATTCCATTTAGAAGGAGATTTGGGATAATCCGCTTCTTTTATTTTTCCACTTGAATTAAAACATTCATTAATAAAATCATTAATAGCACTTTTTGCTCTGCCTAATTTAATTTTACCACTTGGTGGAGTAAATTGTTGCACTCTATAAGCTTGATATGGTGACATGAGATTTTCATCATCAGGGTCTAATACTTTTCTTTTAAGGATAAAAAATTCTATTTCAATTTTATCTAAAGGTATTCCATATTGTTCTGAGAAGTATTGTTTGTATAGAAGTAATTGAAATTGTTTATTTTCATCCTTTTTAGCATAATCATTCCATCCACTAGTACTGGTTTTAATGTCGATTATCTTAAATGTCTCTGTTGCTTCATGGTATGTGACAACATCAAGATACCCCATGTATAATACGTTATTTAACATTTTATTTGGTGCTATTACAATAGGTATTTCACAGCCTACTAAATATGTACCTTTTTTACTAAAATATCTACTACGTTTTTTCTTAAACCATTCTAAAATAGCAACCCCATCTTCAAAAAATTCTCTCATTTCTACTGCGTCTGAGAAATGCTCTGAGTTATTTGATTTGTATTGTTTTTGGTATTCACCTATATATTTTTCTTGAAAATATTCTTCTATATTAATTTCTCTATCAGCAGCAGCAAATGATTTTTCATATGCTACATCTAAATAATGTTGCATAGCTTCATGTACAGCTGTCCCAAATACAGTATGAATAGAAGATGTAAATCGTTTGATTTTATCTTTATACTGAAGTTTCCATCTATGGGGGCACCCTCTAAATATAGACATCTGAGAATAGGATATATTCTTTTGATATGCATAATTAACAGGTGAAGGAGGATTATTTCTAATCTCTTTTATAATATTTGGGAGTTTTTTTGCCAAACTATTTTTTCCATTTATCTCGACCTACTAAAAGACCGATTATTCCATAATTGGCAATATCAATAAATGTATCTTGCATACCTTCACCTTC